TTTCGGGCGCAGCCCGTCCCAAAACTTGACCGCGCCGAAAAAGTCGGGAAAGTGTTCGGCAAACTCTTCGAATATGATCTGATCGTAACAAACCATTTGCGGAACCATGTCATCGGCGATCATCATAATCACGTCGCCCTGAGCATCTTCCAGATTGGCGTTGCTGGCCTCAATCTTGTTTTTGGAAGTGCCGTAGAACCACCGGAGTTTGCAGCAAGGCGGGCGCTGTACGTTTTCGAGGAAAAACAACATTTCCGCATTGTTCATTGTCGGATCGTCAAGGTCAAACGTGCAGATTATTTCTATCTCGTGTTTAAGGCTGGCATAGTCGAAATAGAGACGGATCAGGTTTTTGAACTTGTCCGGCCGGTTGCGCGTCGGGAATTTAATAACGAGCTTGCTCATGATTTGATCCAATCCGGCAGATAGGTTTTGATAAATTCGATACCGGGAACTGTGCGGTGTTTGGCAAACTCCGCGGCGTCCCGCTTTATTTCTTCGGATTTCGGCATATCGTCAAAGTGTGCGTGCCAGTTGCCGCCGGGCATGTCTTTTTTGATTCGCGGCCATAGATATTTATCGAATGTTTCACGGTCAAAACAGATCGCCGCAACACGGATTCCGTTTTCCGCTATGCCCTTTGGCCCGACGTGATAAGGAAATCGACTGCGGAATCTGTGCCAAGTCACCGCATCCCGCATCGCCGTGATCTTCACCCCGGCCATGAATGCCTGTAGCCCCTTGCAAACTTCGGTACTGCCCCAATTCGACAGCGAGGAAGGCCATGGTCCGATCTTGTCCCAAGTCTCGCGGGACAGGCACCAGCCGGGCGCCACAAAGGATTGCGACGGTTCAAACTCGGTTTTCGGCTTGCGCCCATGCCAAACGCTTCTGATTCTGCCCTCTTTGAACTCCCATTTACAGTTCCAAACGGCAGAACGGGCGTGATTGTAAAGAGCGGCAACACCGGGGACAATGATCTCCCCGCGTGCGATTGCCGCCAGCATCATACGCGCCGGGGTTTCCGGTTTGACCCGTTGGTGAGCGTCAAGAAACATCAGAGCCGCGCCGGTCGCCTTCGAAGCCCCCAGGTTGCGGGAACTGGCGACGCCGTGCTTTGTTTCGCGCTTGATTACCTTCGCCCCGGGCGGCAAATTGACACAACTGTTATCCGTGCTGGCATCATCCACAACAATGATTTCAACCGGGCATCCGGCATTGCGGATTACATCCTCGCACGTCAACGCAACCTCGTCCCCTTCGTTGTGCGTGGCAATGATTACGGAAAGCAGTTTATCTGTGATATGCTTTACCAGACCGGAATCCGGCTGGATCAGCTTGTGGATTTCATTGGCAACCGCGCCGGGTTTGGTTTTGGAGTCAAACAGGACTACCCGCGCCTTGCTGCCGTGCGGTGAGAATCTTGCCGGGTCGGTTGTGCCGTTGAATAGGGAAACGGTTGGAACTCCGCACGCCGCCGCAAGATGTCCTATGCCGTTATCGGGGCCGTAGTAGATAAGGCCGGTGGCAAGTACCGCCAGCAACGCGGTCAACGAATCGGTTTTACCGATCATGTTCTCAACGTCCTTAAACTCGGCAATCTGTTTTTGCCAGTCCTCAACCGCCCGCTTGTCACCGATCACCTTTACCGGGCGCGGGAGATAGCGGATTAAATCAACCCAGAAAAAACCGGGAATTTTCTTGGCCTGATTAGCTTCCGGCCTGCCGACACCGGGGCCGATTAAGATGGTGTTGCCAGTTGTTACCAGTTTCAGCGCCGAAAAAAGAGACTTCAAAGGCGCTTCCGGTGCCGGTACATCATGCCCGATGGCGCGGAGTAGCCGCATCGCGTTCTGTACGATGGTGCCGTTGCTCAACGGGTTGCCATTGCTTACCCGCTCATAACTCAAACCCTTGGCACGTTCAAGCAGCGTCGCCTCATTGGTAGAGCATAGGACGGCGTAATAATGCGCTTTTTCCGCCTCTTCCCGCTTAATTGCACGGAGTCCCGGTATCTTTGCCCATAGCTCGGACATAAGACAGGCATTGCCGGTAATCGGGTACACGTCAACCGCATAGCCAAGGCCCACGGCGGCGACTGCCGGGTATGTTATCCCGACAGCATCCCCAAGTCCGCCGTTGACCATGATTAAAAGCCGTTTGCCGTTTAGCGGGGTTGCGGGAGTCTCTGCCGGTTTCTTTTCCGGCGGCGGCATATTTGGCGGAGGCGGAGGATACGTCGGCCTTGCCTGTTTGGCCGGGTCGATAACTCCGACGCCGCACGTTCCGGCCTTGGCAACAACCTCAAACACCGCAAGGTGTTTAAGCTCCGCCCAAAGCTCGGCAACATGAATAGTCGGATTACGACTGCCGGAAATATCGTGGAACCCGATAAGCCCGCCGGGCGCAAGCAGGGTTAAAGCTTGCTGGTAATCACGCTTTGCCGGTTCGTAATAGTGATCGCCGTCGATATAGATAAAGTCAAACTTGCGGCCTTTGAATATATCGGCAAGATTGGCACTGTCGGCATGGACATACTCCGCCTTAATCCCTTCTTTCGTGACCTGTTTCTGAATCGTCAGCCACCTGTCTGACGGGCGGGCAATATCAATCCCGGTATAGCTTCCGCCCTTCTTGATCGCGCCGCACATCAGATATGCGTGGCTTCCGGTGCGGACGCCGATTTCCAAAACATTTTTAAAGCCGTGTTTTTTCAGCCACGGCATAAATTTTCGGATTTCGTCCCGGCTCTGCACTTTGTCCCACGGGTTTTTCTGATCGTCAAGCCATTTCATCCGCCCCTCAACCCACGCATTATCGTCGATTTCAGCAACCGGCAGTTGCGGTTTTCCGGTTTCCGCTCTCCATGCGGCGTTGATTATATCGCGAGCGCCGCCGGTCCAGCAATGGCGCTCGGTGGCGTGATAAAGCTCCTGGTACTTGGCTTGTGCCGCTTTCAGTGCCGGGCTTCCGTTTTTGGTTATCTCGGCCTGCAAATCAATCCATTCTTTTTCGTTCACCGTTCTTCCTCCTGTTTTTATGGTGCGGCACAACCGTAAGTCAGACAATCTCCCTGCGTGTCAAATGGGCCGTGTTCTATTGAGTCGTAAGTCGATATTCCAGCGCCATTTACGCAGTGCGGATAAACGCTCGGGTCGGCAATAAAGTGACAGTCGTAATCAGTCCGTTGCACGGTTCCGCCGCAGTCGAGCGAATAGTAAAGTATCGATTTTACGCAGTACCACTTGTTCGGCGGCAGCGGGGTCGGGGTTGGTGAGGGTGTAGGAGTTGCAACAGTCGGAGTTGGAGAAGGCGTAGCCGAAGCCGTAGGTGTGGGGGTAGGAGTTGCAACAGTCGGAGTTGGAGAAGGCGTAGCCGAAGCCGTAGGTGTGGGGGTAGGCCCGCAGCACGGCGGCGGGTTATTTGGATCGCAATAATACGGAAGTCCGGTGGTACTGTCCACCAGAATCAAACCGTTTTTGCGCCACAGTGTCTTGCTCATGTACAGGCCGTTGTCCCTACAACGTCGGTCCAGTCGCTTTCGTCTTCCGCCGGGACCGCGATTATTTCGCGGGTTTTGATCTGGAACTTGCCGCTGACGGATTCAAACCGGACGGCGGTAACTACGGTAATTGTTTCAGCGCCCGCTATTTTTTCGGGATTGACGACCATCCGAATCCCGCTCAAATCGTAAGTAATGTCGATTGACCTGTCCGGCGAATTGATATCATTCACAAACGAGCACAGAATCCCCATTTGTTCCGCCGTGATCGGGTCTTTCCTCATATACATGACTTTTAAGCCGGGTGCGGGCATTGAATCACCTTAATTAAGCGTTACCGTCGGTGCGGGTGCGGTACCCTCGGTTTCCACAACAAATGTCTGACCTTCCGGCAGTGCGGTAAACGGTGCTGTCCGATAGTACAAGGCTCCGCCAAGCGTGGTTGAAAATCCCCACCAGTTGGCCCCGGCAGTGTAGAATAGCAGGAACGTGCCGTTGCTGTAATACGGCTTGGTTATATATGTTCCGGCCTCGGAATACTGTCCGTCCACGCCTGCGGTTCCTGCTCCGGCAACAGTGTAATAACCGCTTGCCGCCGTGGGGGTAGGCGTGGGTGTACCGGTTCCCGTACCTGCCACTGTAGGCGTGGGGGTGGGTGTCCCCGTCCCCGTCCCGGCTTGTGTCGGTGTCGGTGTACCCGTTCCCGTTCCCGGCACTGTGGGGGTGGGCGAGGGCGTTGGGGTGGGGCATTGGCTGGCTTCAAGCGTGGGGGCGGGTGCGGAACCGCTCCATACTTGCCAGCCGGTCAAAGGCGGCTCAGTGGCGGTTGAGTGAACATAATAATAAACTTCTGTTGATGGGAAGTTCCTGTATATAAGCCAAGCCTGTGATGGTCCTAAATAGGCGATTTCATATTGATATTCTCCACCCTCTTTTGTGCCCTTGCCGTATACCGGACGATTGGAAACAATACGGTCGTAGCAATACTGCCCGTTTGCCTCAGATGTTCCAGCATCGGCAACCAAATAACCGTCATAGTCAAATACGGTAGGAGTCGGAGTTCCGGTTCCGGTGCCCTCAACGCTTGGTGTCGGGGTCGGGGTGCCGGTGCCAGTGCCGGGAACCGTAGGTGTAGGCGTCGGTGTCCTTGACGGAGGCGGAAAAGTCGGTGTCGGTGAAGGCGTCGGGGTCGGCACATTGAGCAGCCATGCCGGATCAGTCCGATACTCCGCCGATATCTTGTAAAACTTGCCTCCGCCGCGAATCGTGACAGGCTCTGGAGGGTAAGCGTCAAACAGGCTGTAGCCCGCGCCCGGCGACGGGGTCATGTTATCGTCGGGATCATCGGACATCTGAACGTACTGCTTGACCGCAACCGTGCGGGTGTACTTGTATGCACCGCGCCAGTAGGTCTGATCATCCGAGCGTGAGCCGATAAGTTTTGGGTTGCCGTAGAGCATGGAGTTTTACGCGGCCTCCCAATAGTTGAAAACCTTGAACGCCGTCAGCCATTTATCCTGCAATCGTGCCGGGCGAATACCTTTGGAATATTCAACCCAGGAGCCGCCGGGCGTGACCGTTATTTCGTCGGTTGCGGCGTCGCATTGCTGCTCGTAGGTCAGAAAATGCCGGGTGTATTCAACGCTGTCGATCCACAACTGCGTTGATGTTTCGCCCTTTGAAACTGGATCTCCGTAAAGCATTTTTTATCACGCCGCGCGTGCGGTGATTTCCTTCAGTGTTTCGTTGATGATTTTAAGCTGGTCGATTACCGGGGCAAGGTTGATTCCCAATGTGGCCTTATCAGGCATTCCGATTGTAAGAGCATTGGAATAATCGGGTGTCGTCATCCCGGCGATATTCTGATCACCATAGATATTGTTGAGCGGCGCAAGCCCGGCAATATCGCGGTTGGTGTCGTTGAGATCGGCAAGCATTTCCCGTTGCGCGTCTTTGGCATCGCGGACGGTGTTTTCCCACTGTTCTTTTTTGTGCTGGCGTTCAGCGTCGGCAATTTCGGTACGCGCCTTTTTGCCGTCCTTTTCCGCGCCATTGATCCGCCCCTGCATGTCATTCATCGCGTCCGCATTCCATTCAACGCGGCGACGGGCAAGCTCATTTTCCACAAGCTCATTCTGCCACTTGGATAAGTGCCGGTCCTCTTCCCACCGCTTCATGGCCTCGGCAGTATCCTTGGCAAGTTTCTGTTCTTCTTTGGCCTTTTCTTTTGCCGCACGTTCTTCGTTGCGCAGATTTTGGAGGCGCTTGGCCATCGGCAGCTTGGCCTGTTCGGTGATTTTATCGTTGGATTCACGGGCGGCTTTTTCGGCGTCTTTAAGGATTTCGAGTTGTGCGGCAAGGCTGGATTTCAGCACGTCGATGTGCTTGTCCAGTGATTCCTGCTGGTCCTTAAGCTGCTGCATGTACTGCTGCCGGTTGTGTTCGGTGACTTGATCCGCAAGCTCTTCCTGTTTTTTCGCCAGTTCTTCAGAGAGCTTTTCGCGCTTGTCATACAGGGCTTCAAGCTGTTTTTCGGTTTCCTTTGCGGCTTTCTCCGCATCTTTTGCCGCTTTTTCGTCAATCTTCGCCTGTTTCTTGGCGTTCATTTCTTTAAGCTCGGTTTCACGTTGTGCCAGCCGTGCGGCTTCCATTGACCGGGCTTTATCTCGTTGCGCGATAGCGTCAAACAATGCTATTTGTTCATCGCTGACTCCGGTTGATTTTTGTCCGAGCCAATCCCATAATTCTGCCCAATTCCCGATTATTTTTGCAACCGAAACCTGTGCAAACTTGGTGGCGATATTCATGTGATCCTGCATACGGTCGAGGCTTTCAACCGCATCTACACCCATTACCTGCCCAAACTCAACCGCCTGCCTGTTTAGCTCTTCCATATTGTCGATCATGGGAAGCAGGACAGCACCGGAGCGCCCAAACAACGCGGCAGCCGTGGCAGATTTGGTAAGCTGATCCGGCATACCGGCAACCGCAGCGGTAATTTTCTTGAACGCTTCTTCCGGCGACTTCATGCGCAAGTCTTCAAAGCTCAATCCAAGCTGAGTCAGAGCGTCTTTAAGTTCCTGCGTGGGTTCGATGTCGCCCAAATTCTGATTCATCTTGCGGATTGCAGTATGCAGGGTTTCCGCCTGAGCGCCGGACATTTTCGCACCGTATTCCCACTTTTGCAGGGCGTCCGTGCTTATTCCGAGCATTGCCGACACGTCGACAATGGCATCTGCGGTTGCGGCCAACTGCTTGACAACCATCATTGCGGACACGCCGGAGAACATCCGCATTAAGTCTTTGCCGAGTGCCTGCGATTTGCTTTCAACCTGTTTTGCGGCGGCATTGAACGCGGTTGAATCGCCGCCGAATATGACTGATAATGTGCTTGATAAGCTCATGTTTTGTTTAATGCCTCAAGTGCGGCCAATACCGAATCTTCATCAAGGGGACGGCGAAGGGTGACGCCGTTCTTTGCGGCTCCGGCGGCGACAAGGTGGGAAACGGTGCAAAGCGGAAGTTCCCACAGGATTTGATCCATTGTGACCGCCAGACCGGATTGCGAAACGGTCACAATCATGCGCGCCAGCCATTCGGAGTTGAAGCGCGGCCAGTCCTGCTCGTCCGTGCCACGTTTTTTCGGCAACAGTGAGAAACCGGAAACCGCGCCGGTCATGGCTTTGGAAAGTGAATCAACCACAACCGCAATCTTCAAGACGCCGGAATCGAACGCACCGCAGAAAAGTTTGAAGGCGTCGGATGCACCGTCATAAACCTTTTCCATTTCAACCGGAACGCGCTCGGTTTCATCGTAGACGATTGAAGCCGCCAGTTTCCCTTCACAGAGAATAAAGACGGCTTCCTTGATCCGGTCAGGTGTCCAAGTTTCGCCGGAGCAGGTAATCGGGCTTTTAACGAGATCGAACAAGGCCAGACTGCCAACGGTCGGAGCCGGGATTAAAATGCCGGCGCCGAAGTCGATCCTTGCGCCCAGCATCCACAGAGTTTCCCGGCAGATGTCTTCTGGTGTCGCAAGTGTCTTTACTCCCGGTGGCAGTCCGTTGGCCATGTTTCGATTTCTCCCTGCATTTTACCAGCCTCAATTACGGGGTCGGGGTAGGCGTGGGCGAAGGTGTCGGGGTAGCACCGATATTGGTATCGACATCGACATCGAGATCCGCGTCAGCTTCAAGGTTAATGCTGAACTCGCTCCACTTGCCAACATCCTCATTAAAGCTCTTGCCAATGACCGTCCACGTTATGTTGTAGGCGGTATCGGGGCAGCTTGTCACCGCAATCTGCGTCCCCGGCGGCAAGGTTGGAGCGGACACGAACATCAGCCGCGCCGTTGCCGTGAAGTGATGCTGGCCATAATGCCGTTTAATGACGTTGCCGGATTCGTCTAAAAGCGGCTCATTGATCGCCGCCGCGTCCGCCGGGGTGAAACTCTGCAAATACCCGCTAGTACCTGCGGAAACCCCGGTAAGCACGCTTACAATTCCAAAGTTTTCAGCCATGATGTTTCTAGTCCTTTTTCAGTTAGGGAGTCGGGGTTGCCGCCGGGTTGGTATCAACTTCGGTGTCAAGATCGGCGTCGGCTTCCAAGTTGATCGAAAATTCCGACCATTTGCCAACGTCCTCATTGAACGAGTGCCCGGTGACCGTCCATGTGATGTTGTAATCCGTGTCGGGACAGCCGGTGACGGAAATCTGCGTGCCGGGGGTGAGCGTTGGCACCGCGACAAACATCAGTCGCGCCGTGCCGGTGAATTTCTTTTGCCCGTAATGCCGCTTGACCACGTTCCCCGCTTCATTGATAAGCGGCTCGTTGACGCTGGCGGCATCGGCGGGCGTGAAGGATTGCAGATAGCCCTTTGTCCCGGTACTGATACCGGAAAGGACTGATACGATTCCAAAATTTTCGGCCATGATGACAGTCTCCTATTGTTACGTTGCCTTGAAATGACAGGTGATAGTTAAGGATTTGCCGTGTGAGCCATCCGGCGCATCGGTGGAAGTGTCGGCAATGACAAACCCGCCGAAAGTGACATCGGTAGCGGTGAGCACTGATTCCTTGTTCACAATCGCCAATGCCGCAACTTCAAGATTGGCATACAACTTGTTCAGCACGGCGCGGCTTTTGTCATCGTTGCGGTCGGTGAAAGCCTGAAGCAGTACAGGCACCATGTAGACCGGGACGCCGGAGCCGAATGGTTGTGTCGCCGGGTTGTGCGCCACAAGCACGCAGGGGCGACAGGTATTGACGGAATCATCATCGGCATTACGGATTGCACCGCTGGCAGGGGAAACCGTTGCGCCCTCGGTGTCCTTCGGTGACACAATAGCGGCAGTCAGATCGGTAACGGTTTTCAGATAGGCAACCCACGCGGCGGCAACAAGCTGACCGATGTCGTTATCCGGTGCCGGGGTAGGAGTAGGTGTAGGAGTAGCCATTATGCCATCCTCCGCCATTTTGCCTGTACCCATGACTCGTTGCGGTGGACAAGCTCCCGTTCCATTGCGTCCGCGCCTTTGTTAAGCGCCTTGGAAATTATACCGTGTCCGTTGTCGAGCTTGTTGATGTATTTAAGCATGTTGTCGGCTTGAATTTTGAGGCTTAACGGCGTCTCGTTGCGGGTTACTGCGGTGGCCTTTGATGCTATGCTGTTTCCAAGCGAAAAGCCTTTTGCAATCTTTCCGGCCAAAATTCGCCATGAGTTTTGAGCAAGCCCGCGCTGACGGATTAGGCGGGCCTTTGAATGGTTTGCCATCTGCCGGTTTCCAAATACCGGGATCAGTCGCCGCCCCTGCCTTTGAGTAAATGCCTCAACCGCATACTTCCCGCGCCCGCCCGCAAACTGCTCACGTTCCGCCGGAGTCATTTCCACAACCTTCCGGTTTTTCGGCGCAACGGGGGTAAAACGGGGTGCGGAGTTCATTGTCGCAGTTGCGGCTATGGTAACTACGGCCTTGGCCTGTAACGGCGCTTCTCGGGCATATTCCGCCATGACTGCCTTGAGCTTTGCGGCGTCGCGTTCGTCAATTTTTGCGGATACTGCCATCATCCGATTTAAGCCTGCCTGTCGTAACGGTCTACGAGATCCAAAAGCGTTGTCTTATTTCCCGGTTGCGGGTTCCGACTGCGTACCTTGTATTCCTTGCCGCGGATCGTGATTGCTTCCTGCTCGGACGGCTTACCGGCGTCAAAGTCGGATTGCAGGATTTCGATTTGCAGAGCCTTGCGCCGTTTCGCGCCATCGTTCAGATATTCGACTTCCAGAGCCTCGGGATTAAGCACGATCACATTTTTCGACGCGCCGCCATAAGTGGCGACTTCCGTAAACTCGTTAGTCGCCGTGAAGGTGAACGTGTCCAACTGGTCGAATGCTGTCTGAATCGTGCCCATTGCTTACCTTGTAAGAAGCGTGCCCGCCGGTTTGATGCCATCGCCCCGGCGGGCGTTGCCTGTTTCCCTATTTCAGGCCATTAGGCCGTCGGGGTCGGGGTCGCGCCGATGGTAATCTCGGTGTTGGTGATGCTCTCGCACGCGACAATCGGCACGCCGAAAGCCTCGGACGGGAACGGAGCCGGAGCGCCGGTCGCGTTCGTGGCTGTGCGGCTCTGCTGGAGCTGCATCAGTGAGCGCCGGGACATCGCAAGGAAGTCCGGCATTTTGCCACTCGGGAACAGCGACAGGAGAGTCGCCAGCAGATCGTCCGTAAGCGTCTGCGTGCTCGCGGCGATATTGGCAAGGCGGGCAATGGAGTACTTGCCGCCGACCTGGAGTGTGCTCCAGCCGACAATCGAGCAACGGTACACGTCAAACGGGTAATTGCTTCCGTCAGCAGACCGCTGGAGGGTCGGGTCGCCGATTGAGATCATGCCGTCATTGCCGATAATGACCTGACAGTCATTTTCCCCGGTGCGGATAGCGTACACGCTGGAAAGCGTGCTGCCGCTGCCGCCCGCAGAAGTGACCATGTAGCTGTCGCCAACGGTCGCCAGAGCCTGTGCGAAACCGTCAAATCCGCCGGTGCCGCCGTTGACGATCTGTTGTTCCAGCTTGAACATACCGGCCATCAGTGAACGCGCCGTTTTGCGGGTCGCAAGCCATTCCCGGCCTTTGATCGCGCCATCGGCAAGCTGCCGGTCAATCTCCCACGAACAGTCGAGGTACTTCAGCGCCACGGTCACCAGCGTATCGGCATCGGCGGCGTTAACCTGCCCGGTGTCAATCGCACGGAAGCCCACGCCGGGCGCGCCGGTCTGCTTCAGGTACTGGTGGCTGGTGCCGTTGCTGGCAACCGCAGCCGCCAACCGTTTCAGGAGAGGAGCTTCGAGCAACAGGTCGGAGATTTCGTAATCCGCCGTATTGCGGTCGTTCAGTTTGACGAGATCAGCTAAAGTCATGTTTGCCATAATTGTCTTTTGTCCTTATTGATGTGTCTAGTCGTTACCAGTTTTTACCCGCGAAAATGCCAGAGCGGTTTCTTTTCGCCGGTCGGTGCTTCGGAAAATTGCGGCGGTTCCTTTTCGCCGGTTTTCCCGAGACTGGCAAGACGGGCTTTCAGGGATTCCAGTTCCGCATCTTTTTCATCGATGACGGATTGGAGTTCATCGGCATACTCAACCGCGTCGCAGAGATCGATTTGCGCTTCGTCGGCTTCAGCCTTCAAAGCGGTAAATTCTGCGGCGTCGCTGAGAATTTCATCGTTCTCTACTTCCACGTTGTTCAAAGCCGTAACCTCAACAGGGGTTATGGTGATTGTCGGAGAGGGGTTTGGGGTTAAACTCAACTGATCCGGCACAGCATCAGCCGCCGGGGTGTTGGTTGCTTCGTTTTCCATTGTGATCGTAAGCTCCTTTTTGTTCAGTTTCTTCCGATATGTGTTATACCTTTCAAGGAATGACGGGATGATTTCGGGGTGCTTTTCGACGGCGGCAAAAGCGTCGGGGTGAAGGTCGAGAAATTCAGTCACCGCGCCCGCAATCGTGTCGGCTGCCCAAGTGCTGAAAAGCCCGCCCGCGTTGGCCGCAGGGTCGTCAACCATGTCAACCGCGTGCAGTTTTTCGAGTTCGATAAACGTCGGTTCCGGCAGACTGTCAAACTCTTTGCTATCGGGGTAAACCTTTTCACCGGACACGCCGCGCCGGTATTCCTTGCCGGGCGTGAACACGATTGAAAGCCCCAGCATGTCGGCATTGTTCTGTGCCATATTCAGCACATAATCGAACAAGTTGCCGTTGGGCGTGTCCTTGGCATCGGCAGACAGGAAAAGATCGGCAAGTGCGCGGCCATCCTGCGAGTACCGGAAATTCTTTGCGCGGCCAAGAAAAGTTCCAAGCGCGGTCGATGACATATTGGGGTGACCGAAACGGGACTTAATCCCACTCCCCTTGGCTTCACCCTGCTTGACAACTGCGGCGGTGAATTCCTCGTCCAGATTGACACCGTGCCCCAAAGCTTCACCGGGAGTGACTACGGACACGCCATAGAGCACGCCCGCTTCACGGTCAACGCGCTCGGGCTTGCCAAGTACAAAGCTGGACATATACCATTTGTGATCTGGTTTATTGGGCATCGTCTGTATCCTCTTCATCGTTGTTTTCGGTTTCGTCCGGCGGTGGATTGTCTGCGGCGTCTTTCTGGATTTGCGCATCCACATTTGATTCCGCGCCGGGTGTGGTTATTTCGAGTGTGCATCCGGTGCCGTTGGTACCGGCAACAGAAGCGTATGCTTCTTCATCCGCGAGTTCATCCATGATTTGGAAAGCATCCTCGCCGCGGGCCCGGCAGTCGCGTTGCCGTGAAGTCAATCCGCTTTTAATCGCATCCCGCGTAGCCTGTACCTGAGCGCCGGGGTCGATCCAGTTTGTGCCGGTCGGAACCCATTCGTAATCAACTTCATCAAGCGTCATGCCTTTGGGCAGGATTAAATCCCCGTTGGCAACCCAAGACTGCAATTTCCAGTCGGTGATTTCGTAGAGGATGTCCCGGTTTTTCTGACGCTTTTCATTGGCGGATTTCAAGTAATCGTTCATATCCGCCAGCTTGGTCGCAAACGTCGCGCCACTGGAATCAAACGCGGAAAACGGCAGGTCAAGCGCCAGAATCGCTATGCGGATCATAAGCTCGGTGAACTGCTGGTATTCGTTGGAAGGCGTGCGGCTTTCAATCGTGTCAATCTTGGCATTGCTCGGAAGTTCCAGCTTCAAGCCCGGCTGGAGCTTGAAACCGGGGATGGTTCCGGCGGCGGCGTTCGGCACATTGTCGGAATCAACATCGACAAGCGGGAAAGCCGGGCCGGTTGATTCCGCCTCGTACATAATCGCCATGCCGAACATCGCGTGATACTTGGCCTTGACTAAGTTGTAGTCGCTGGCCTCGTACAGGTCCTTCAGTGTGTTCAGTGCGGAGGCGATTGGCGAGATTCCGCGAGTCTGGTCGTAGCGGCCAAAATACCCATCCCAAATCATGTTCTCGGCTTTAATCAGACGGTCAAAAAGAAGTTGGCTGCCATCCCGCTTGCACACGCAGTATTTGAGTGTTGCGCCTGCATCGTCAAGAACCAGCCCGAGATCGGTAACATTTTCAAGTTCCTTTGTCGCGCTTGTCGGTTTGATTACCCGGTCGCCTTCGATCAGTTGGAGTTTGCCGTCTTGTCGCTTAATGAAACCGCCGTCGCCTTGGAGCGTATGCACCTGTTCGAGAATACGGATCAGCCGCCGCAGGGGATGACGCTTTGCCGCGTCGCAGTTTTGCTTCATGCTGTAGTCGTCAACAAGCAGATTCAACCGACGGGCAAATTCTTTGTCCTTCGTGCGCGGCTGAAAATGGAAAGAGCTTACATAATCAAGGTGCTTGCGAATCATCCATTCCAACAGGACGAAATTCCGGCTGGCATCCTGCGCGGTGGCAATCAGTTTCCGCCGCTCGGATCGCGACATTATGTCGTCTTCGTGGTAAGTGGAAGAAATCGGAGCCTGTCGCCGCCCTTTGTCCACAATCGCATGATAACCAAAAGCCTTGCGGATTGCGTTGATGGGAGTTTTCAAATTCATCATTCATAACTCCCGTAGTTGAAGTCGGCTCTGGTCACAATGGGACGATTGCCGGAAGTGCGGGCGACTTCCTGCTGAAGCTCGCGCCGGAGTTCCCGCAACGTGCTGAGGCTGGCTTTAGAGAACTGGCGGGTGCCAACCATCGCGCTTTGTGCGCCGCCGAGAATGTCGGCTATGGCTTGGTCCGCCAGGGTAAGTAATTGCTGTGCCGTATATGTTGCCATGCCAAAGAGAATAAAGGCATGTGAAAGATTTAACAAGTTGCAAGTTGTTACCAGTTACTATGTTATGGCATGTAACAATTTTTTGTGCGGGGATGCTATATTGATAGAAACCAATACAGGAGGATCATGCAATGGCACTTAAACCATGTCCGAAATGCGGGGAGACGGGAATCGTCAAGGGGCGCGGGCTTCACGGATTGGAAATTCTTATATGCGGGATGCTTATGGTGCTCTACATCGTGCCGGGGATTATCTACTATGCGTGGCAGGAAGGCCAGCCGTGTTGTGCGGGGTGCGGGAGAAGGCGGTAATCAGATCAAGCGTTCCCACGGAAACCTTACATCGTCCCGGCTAATCGGCACTTTTCCGGCCAATTTGTCGGCAATCATTGCGATATTCCGAGCACTTGCACGTTTAAGCGCCGGTGTCGGGCAGTCAAGCACATCTATAACACAGTCCGGCACAAGCTCCGGCGGGCCAATTTCGCGGATCGCATTGGCAATAAAAAGCCGATCCTGCACATATTCCCCGGTCAAATCTTCGTCATACTTCCCCAAATTGCAAAACGTCTGCTTTTTGATCATGAAAATATTCTGTGCAGCGGCAAGTTTTTTCCCCTTGTACCGGCGCGGGAACTTGTACCACTTCGCGGGCGGCGGTTCCCGGCGCTCCGACAATACAACCATTGCCGTCGCATCATTGGCCGATAATCCGTGGTCTATGTCCAGATATACCAGCCATTCACCGACGGAAACACTTGCCCCCAGGTTCCGCGCGCCGCACTGGTTCCACGGAATATCCACGGTGACACGATAAACCCGCGTCCCGGTTGGCAAAACCTTGTCCCGCAGTACATCCATCGCGGGCTTATCCTGCGAGCCGTCATCGACAATTACAATTTCGGAATTATGTAGAGCAATCATCTGCCATTGACGGAACAGCGATAACTGCCATTCGAGCGCGGCGGGCTGGTTGTAGTAGGTGAGGATGAAGGAAAGCATCTATCTCTCAATAATTCTGCTGTTATACGGGCACTCCGGCTTATGCCCCCCGGCCATACAGCAATAGTGGCAGCTTTTAATCAGCAATTCAATTTTATCGGGATCGGTTTCACGCGATATGGCATTCAGTTTTTTATTCATCCGAGACAGCTCAAATATGGCATTTGCCGCAGGATTAAGAGCTATTTTTGTTTTCCTAATGACAACCTGCATTTCATTTAGGATTAATTTTAATTGTTCATGATCAATCATTCCTTAATCCTCCTGTCCTTGAGTGTGTCGCAATACACCCCATGCCGTATCGTTCCCGGTATCCAGTGAATTTTGATACCGGATTCAGCGGCGGCAACCGGAAAGCACATCTGATCCCGTTCGCAGCCCTTCTTGTAGTATTCTGCCCACAGTTCATTGAACTTTGCAACCGCCGGAGTATTGCGCCGCATCAGCAAGCCGCACTCGGCAAGGCGGCATTTGGGCTTCTCGGCAAAGGCTTTCAACTGCTTGCGGACCTTGGTTTTCATCTTAGGCCAGCGCCGTTCAACCTCTTCCGCCTCCTGTTCAATGTTTTGCCGGGTCGGGTGGGCAAATAAAGCGAGATCATCATCCTCCGCCATTTCCGCAAGTATTTCAAACGGTGATCGCCGCAGCCATACATGGGCGTCGATATAGAGGCTTACCGGAGCTTCCATTACTCCCGGCAAAGTGTCGTTTCGCATTTTCCAGTAGCGGGACTGGCGACGGCGGTTGAAAGTCTTTGTGAGCTTCGGTGTCTTGACCGCAACCGGCTTCCAGACCGTGCCCGGTTCCGGTTCCGTTTTACCGTCAGTGATGCAGAGATAGTCGCAATCGGGATCGATTACCTGCGGCTCAACAGGCCACGGCCAGCCGCCGTGAACGCAGGTGTAAACCGGGATACGGAAATCGTTGTGGAAATCCAAAAACGTAAGCATCTGCTGACGGGTGCCCCAAAATTCTGCGAGGCTTTCAAACTTGGGCGGGTAATGGTGCTTGGTGAAATTGCCGCCATACCTGATGTCAACCGACGGGGTCATGGACTGCCGCGACGCTTCGCCCGGCGGTTCGGCAAGCTTGATCTTGTCACCTGACTTTGCGCCCTCATAAAGCCGCTTGAATGCCGTCTTTAACCGCTCTTTCGGGCCGGACAGTTGCGACAGGACGTCCCCGGCCTCCCGGTGCCGGTAAAAGCCGAATTTGCAGAACCGGAGCACGTTCCGGTTATAGGTGATCTTGTTCAACCGTATGCCGTGCCCGTCGAAGTAACCCGGCGGATACAGGACATCGTGCTCGGCAAGGTAGACATACGGAAACCGCGCCACGTTTAACCCGGTTAAAATCTGCTCGTAAATGCTGGCAAGGCAGCGCGGCTTTTCTCCGACTGTGATATTTTTCACAACTTCCGGCAGACCGGGAATTGGAAAGTGTGACACGCAGATAATCTCGTGCCCGTAACCGGAGCTTGTGAGCAGTTGAACAACCTTTGAGAATACGGATTCAGGCGCTTTATTGTCGGTGTAGAGGATGATGGAGGCTTTCACTTCGCGGTATCCTCCGGCAGTTCGTAGCTACGGAACTTCCAACCGCAACTGTTGCACGTCCGCCATCGGTCGATACGCCGGATTCCCCCAACCATCCTGTCACGGACGATTGTAACCCGCGAGTCTGCCTTGCCGCAATGCGTGCATTTGATACGGTATTCCCTTACCGGCGCGGCATAGCGTATAACCGGCGGTTCCGCATGGAACTTCCCCGGCGGTTGTGTGGGTTGCTGACGGCAGGTGTACTTGCGTTTCTTGCGGATCATTTAATTCCCTCCTGTTGATTAATCATAGCTCGCCCTCACTCTTGCCGCCGGTTTCTGACTGCCGCCCTGAGCCGCGACATAAGCCGATTGCAGGGTTATCCCGCTTACCCCAGCGGCAACGCAATTCCCCACGAGGCAGTCAAGCCAATGGTTGTCGTAGCGGCTCGGACGCGGTGACCATAAGTCAAACTCAAGCCCCTTTTCGACATTCTGCATCTTGGTTCTGTACTCGGATGTCAGTTGTGTCGCAATCGGCTCGATGTCACGTTCCTTGCCGCAGCAGAATGTCAGTGCGGACTTGTCGCCCATGCCCGCCGTCAGACGTGAGAAAAGGAAGGATTTCCAATAGTTCGCATCGTATAACAGCAGCCTGATGTTGCCCTCGCCTATCTTGAGAGGTGACACGCGGAGATGGTCACCAACGAATATCCCGGCGCCGGGCTTGTAGGTGACATAGCCGCGCTTTGAGCTTTCACCCTTTGACGGGCAGACAATCGCCGCGTGTTTCGTCTGGCGGCAGAATGAATAGATTGTACCAGCCTGTTCACCCCAACCGGAGTCATACGGGCAACGGGCAAGTCGCATCGCCGTGCCGTTCTCGGTTTTCCATTCATGACCGCAGAGGGTTTCCGCTATGCCTTCCGCCATTGCATACACCTTGGCGTCTACGGTCGCATCGCTCTCCGGCAACATTTCCCTGCCCCACGCCACAACCGCGCCGCCGAATCCCTGCCTCCAGCCGCAGACTGCCCAATGGAAGCCGGAGTTTGATCCTACATCGACAAAGCCGGTGAGGAGCGTTGCCCAACTTGGGACAATGCCAAACGGGACACGGTTCAGGCGTTTGCAGAGTTCGGCAACGGTGGGAAGGTTGGATAGCTGGACTTCGTCCAATGGTTCGCCCTGATATTCCGCGTTGAATATGTCGTCACCTGAATCAATCCTGAGGTTCCATGCGTGCTGGATCGCTGAAAGCTCACCGGGATACTTGCGGGATTCCCAGCTTACCTTGCCGCCCTTGTCCATTTCCTTGCGGTGTTCACGATAGAACTTTGTCGCCGCGTCGCCGTGGTCGTTCTCTGCCATGCCGTTTCTTCGCAGTTCCGCGTATTCTTCCCACAACCCGAGCGACTCCGGCCACGCATAGACCATCTTCATAATCCTACCCTGCCAGTCGGGATGTATTTTGTGGTTGGTGAACCTGTCGGACAAGTCGTTTTTGCGGATCATGGTACACGGCATGACCGCAGACAGGCGCACTTTCGGGCCCGCCAGCTTGAGGATTGTACCCATGATAAGTTTCTCGCGTTCCGTAACCTGTTGCGGGCTTCTTGCGCTCTCATCCGTCTGTGGGTCATCAAGTATACCAAAGTCGGGACGCAGGTTTGACCGATCCTGTTTCTTGTGCTTCAATCCGCGAATTGCGCTTGTAATGCCGAAAGCCTGGAGGACGGAACCGGAGGATACTGAGCCTTCAACCGTGGGCAACACAATCTTGTCTCTGCCCCACATTATTGCGGTACGCTTCGCCTCGTCCTGGGGCTGGCTTTCGAGGCGTGATAATTGGCCTTTGCATCTTTGATTATTCCCCTCTAACTCCCTGACGCACAAGCAGACTTCGGGAAAGTCTTCGGCAAGCAGATCGTTGGTTTCAATTTCAACCTTGATGCTGTCGATTAACAACTCCGCCGCCGGTCCGGTACTGCCGACAACTACAGGGAAAGACTTGTGGCCGTGGAGCAGCATCCATTCGCCCGCGCCCTCGCAGATCGTTGTCTTACCGCCGCCTCTCGGCATAACGAATGAGAAGTGGCCGCCATTGAATACGGAACTCTCAATCGTAGCGATAACGGTTTTCTGATCGTCGCTGAATGGGTCGGTATAGGTTTCGGGATGGTAGGTTTTCAGGTGGAACAGGAGCGAGGCTTTCGCCTTTGCGCGGCGTTTGGGGTTGGCAACCGGCGGGATTACAACGGTGCGGTCTGACATCCGTTTGGCGTGAGCGTACTGGCGGAGATTGTCTTTTTCAAATGCCATTTACGGGGTTACTAAGTAATTTTTTCAAAG